TGATTTACCTTCGTAAAACATTACATTACCGAACACATCTATTGTATCTTCACCCCCTACTTTTCTAGTTAATAATTTTTTATGATCTTTAGAAGGTCTAAATCCATAATTCTTTATTAATTGTTTTCTTGTTATTGCCATACTATGATTTTTTTCTAATATATTCTAATATAATATCAATCTTCTTTTTAACTTCCTCCATGTTCTCTGCCGCCCTTTCGTGGTGACGTGAAAATTGGTTTCTAACTTCATGGATACTAAAAAAGAAAAATTTATATAAAGCATACAAAGCTCCTAATAATAATATTAGAGGTAAACCATAGCCGTCTATTAATTCTAAAATTTCTTCCATTATTCTCTATGTTTACAACCTTCTAGTCCCACTAATTGTTTTTCTAGTTCTACTATCCGGTCTTCGTTTTCATTAATTATTTTAATTTTCTTTTCTAACCTATTTTCCAAAACATGAATATCTTCACCCAGCTGTGCAATCTGGCTGTATGCCATTCCCATTGTGAATATTATACCTATAATCCAAATTATATTTCCAATACTTAGAGTGAAGTCTTTTCCCATTATTCTTCTGTTTTTACGTTAGGCCAGAATCCTTTTGGACATTCTGAAGATCTCCATGAGGCTTTTGTAGTAAGTATACATCCACATTGATTACATGTTCCATTAATATTATGTACGCATTTACCGCATATAGTTAATCTAGCACTTAATTCATTTTTACTTACTTTAGTCATACCGTCTGCTACGTGCTCTACAATAGCTTCTCCAAAATTTAAAGCTTTTTGCACAAGACTAGGCCCGCTTTCTTTTTTTACAGGTTCTGTCTTAGGAACACTAAATCCTTTTTTTGGATCTACTGTCACCGGTTTACTCTTGCCTTTATTTTTATTACATCCGCATCCCATGATATATTATTTTTTAATTATACTTGTTTCCATGAACCACTACCACCAAATGCTCCTAAGCCTTCTCCAACTCCAGCTGCTGTAGCATTTCCACTAGTACCCCATGTTACTTGAACTACACCTCCATCTTCTGCTCCAAATGCTACTCCAAACGTAGTTGCTTTCAATAATGTTTCTTCACTACCAAAGTAAATTACACCAGCAGAAGAGAGATCACCTACACCTATACCTCCAGATCCTCCTTCGAATTCATATGTCTTACCTGCACTATCAGTAAATGATACTGTTACATGTGCGTAAAACAAAAATCCTTCAATAGATATTTCACAAGGATAAGTAGTTGTTCCGTCCATATCCTCTGTAAAAGTTATTGCAGGTTTCATATCTAATACCTGAGCATTTCCATCACTGTTAGGTGTGTTAGGGTTTATTCCGTGAGCAGCAAACCATTTTTCTGCTCTTTTTCTTCTTTTTGTCATTTTAAATTTTTTAACGTTCATACATTCCGATCTCGCCCCCACCTCGGACACGAGCATCAGTTTTAACTTCTTTTTTAATTCTGGTTTCAAGCTTATCTAAACTGTCTACAATACTTCCTACTTTTTCTAAATTATAGGCTACATCTTTTGCAGTATAGATGGGCTTGCCATTATCATCTGTTTTGAGAAAATCTACATTCTCAAAATAACCAGCTAATTTATCAGCTGCTCCTTTAGCTGCTCTCATTAATCTCATTGTATGAGTTTCTTGAAAGCCGTGGTATCTTTCGATAGCTTCTTTTACTTCAGGAGTTTCTTCCCATTTTTCATCTTTCATAAAGTCCTTACAAACTATTTCTTTTCTTTTTGCCTGTGGGTACACAGCATAAGGACTATTATAATCACACATAAAAAAGACATAGGATATTTCTCTAGTTGCTTTATCCTTTCCTTTTGTTTTATCTTTTTTCCATATTTCTCTAAACCCAGGCAATGCTAAAGAGTCTGGGTTTAATACTATACTTCCGTTTTTTAAATCAAATAATGCCATATCTTTTTATTTTAACTTTGTCCAGGTGGTGTACATGTTGTATTAATAGTTGTAGTTATTCCACAACAAGTTGGATCTGACGCCGCATCTCCCCCAGGACCTCCCATATATAGTGGCTGACCTCCAAATCCTAAAGAAATTGTTGTATAATTTGTTTTATCTATTTTTACAAATCCTACTCCACCCGTACGGAATAGAACTTCTCCATCCTGACACCACATTGAAACAACAAACCCACCTGAAGAAAAAGTCCCTAGAACATTTCCATTTATATCATAATGAACTATATTGTCAGGCATCTCTGCCATCCATATAGTGTTATCAGATGGATCCCATACCATATCACCAGCCGGTGAACCTACTGTAGAAAATAAAAGAGATTTTGTAAATGTACTTGTCCCTGGATCTAGTGTTAATTGGTATATATCTTGATTCTCATTAGTTAAAAGAACATTTGTTGCCTTTCCACACAACGTAACACCAGCACTGACTGAACCTGCGTCAATACTATATATATTACTAAAAAGTAGAGTTGTACCTGTTGGGTCTATCTCTAGTTCTACCATTTTCCATGATGGAAAACCAGGATTTGGTATATATCGAAACCAAGTATATATTTTATTACCAACTTTAGCAATACTTCCTTGAGATGAGCCTAAACTACCAGTTAGATTAAAAGGAGGTAACTGTATTGCATTATTTATTAAATTCCATGCATCTTGTTCATTCATTATCTGAAAACCTTGTGCTGGATTATTTATAGAATCAGGTGTAATAAATACTCCTCTATTTACATTATCCCAACCACCAGAAAGAGAGCCATCTGAAACATATGCAGTAACTACTGCGCAAGGGTTCAATGCTCCAGTAGAACTATTGATTGCTTGTGGTGTTGTGCCCGGTACTGAACAATTTGGAGTAGGACAATTACCTTGTTCTAGATATGTACATCTTGTATATGCTGTATTCGTAGGTAATAAATCAGTTACTATCCAAGGACCAAAACCACATCCTACAGTATCACAATCTTGATTATTATTAATACATTTTATAGTAGTTCCTATATCTGCAGCTGTAAACGGAGTAGCAGTAGATGTAGCTTGATCCCATTTTACAGCTGATGGAAACCAGTATGGGCCATTACCATCACAATCATTTACTTCTATTTCATTACCACTAAGTCCTACACAATCCGGACAATTTTGACTAGTACTGCTTTGCAAATATCTTATATTTTGTGGCTCTATTTCTTGTGATGCGTATGGCGCACCCTCCCATCTCTTATCTCTAGTATATGTATATCTGTTTTCTTCTTTGTCCTCAGAATACTTTACACCTACTTGAGATCTTGGGTTTACTTTTTCTACAGACCTTGAATACGTCTCTACATTTTTGTATCCTTTTTTATCCCATTCTTTTTGGCTAATCTCTTTTATATTTACTATTCTGCCCAGACCATTTGGACTAGGTTTAGATGCAGGAGCATCGCCCGCTATATTTACAGCAGTTTCGATATTAGTATGTTTTGGTGTTCCGGTTAAAAATAAATCTGTGAGATATTTTATCCTAGCCATGTCTTTCTTATTATCGAAATACATAGTACCATAACCTTGTATACTTATTTTATATGCTCCCTCTTTTGCCATTA